TGCAGACCGCAAGCGCATTGCCATCACTGAGCTGGTCGGCACGATCCAGTCCCCGGCGCCGGTTCGGTTCATCAACTGCTGTGTGGTGACGTGGGCCTATCCGAAGCTTCCGGGCGCAGAGGGCAAGCGGTCAACCAATGTGCTGCCGGCCGGGTGGTACAACATGGACAACTGGAGCGATGACCCGGTGCCGGTGAAGACCCAAGAGCGCTGGCGTCGTGACATCCGCAAGGGCTTGAAGCAGGCCGTTGACCAGGCGCTGGTAGAGGCTCACGAGATACTGGCTGCTGAGGGATTGGTGGCAGGCGAGGCGGCGTGAAATAAATTTGCGGAAATGTGTTGACGAGGAACAGCGTTCCGCATAATCTAAACCCATGCCAGCCACAACGGCGAGGCGAAACCAAGGAGAGACACCATGAGCCAGCAATACACCTACGAGCAAATCGCTGAAAACTTCCGCCTTTGGCAGGAGTTCGTTGATGCCAACGCTGAGATGACCGAGGAAGAGTTCGACGCGATGACCACTGAAGAGAAGGTTCGCATCCAGGTTGAGGCGTTCGGTGAAGAAGCCTGACGCCAGTCATCACAATCCAGACCCGCGCTACCTGCGCTGGCTTCTGGAGCAGGCAGGGCTCAGCCAGCGCAAAGCGGCAGACTTGATCGGCATAACAGACAGGGCAATGCGCTACTACCTGAGCGACGAGTCGAGCCCTACATTCAGGCCGGCGCCGTACCCTGTGCAATTCGCCATGGAATGTCTCGCGTCATGCAAAGATGGTTGACACGAATGAGCTAGTGAGCCATTCTATGCCTATCTTGGTCATTTCACGCGTTGAGATGGCCGAGACAGCCCTACGACCGCCCAGCGCCGGCATGACCTGCGCGCCAACAGGCTAGGGCACCAATCCAAGAGCCCTGACTTCGGTCGGGGCTTTTTTATTCACATCGAATTCGATGTGTTTGCGCGAACGGCTGATTAGGGCTCGACCACCCGGCGCCCAATTCAATACATCCGCCATGCCTCTGATCATTTTCCTGGCGTCACGCAAATGATCATGCACAAATCGCGCGGATTTTCATTCGCCTCACGGCAACCCTCTTCCGGCCCCATGCCTGCCTCCTTGCCCCGAGCGGATCGCACGCGCATGTGAGGCCGGACCAATCACCAACTGCCCCATGCGGGATAACCGAGATATGAAGATGCCCGACCGTCCTGAAACATGGGCAGTGGCCCTCGCATGGCTGCAGACAATTGCCCCGAGCCTGTATGCGTTCGGCCTTTCCGTGACCATCGCTGTATTGCGTGTGGTGTATGGCGGAGGCACGCGCCGGCAGATGCTGCTCGAAGGGCTGCTGTGTGGATTCGCCACGCTGACCCTTGTCCCGCTGCTCGAATACTTCGGCCTGCCGCAGAGCATGGCCACTTTCGTAGGTGGTTCGGTTGGCTTCCTCGGAACAGAAAAGCTCCGCGACCTGGCTATCCGCTGGGGGGAGAAGAAGGCGGCTCAGTGAGGCGCGCAACCTGGTCAGCCGTCCTCGCGTTCTGTCTCGTCACCCTGTGCCTCGTTGGATGGGCAGTGGTTGAGGCGGTGATGTGGGCGGGCTCGCTGATGGTATGCATGTAAGCGGTACGAGAGGGTGCGCAAATGTTCCGGATCGATGCACACCCAGAGACAGAACAGCTATCTCGCGCACTGAGTGAGCTTGGTAGCAGGCAGTTGCCATTCGCCCTTGCCCTGGCCGCTACCCGCACAGCTCAGCGCATCAAGAAGGGCGAGCTTGCCGTAATGCGTCAGCGCCTCGATAGGCCGACGCAAACGACGATGAACAGCCTGTTCGTCAAGACGGCGACCAAGCAGAAGCCCGAAGCGCGAACCTTCTTCAAGGACGCGTTCACCTCGGGCATCCCTGCCGACACCTACATGCAGGCCCCGGTGAGGGGTGGCAAGCGAAAGCACAAGCGATTCGAGAAGGCCCTCATTGCCAGAGGCCTGATGAAGAACGGCCAGTACGCCATCCCAGCAAGCTCCGCAGTCAACCAGTACGGCAACGTGCCCCGCGGGGTGATGACCAAGATCCTCTCCGGCCTTGGTGCAGCAGAGACGGCCAGCGGCTTCCAGGCCAACGCTACCGGGAGCAAGCGCAGCAAGCGCAAGGGCAATGCCCAGCGTTATTTCGCTGGCGAGGTAGACGGAACGCAGGGGATATGGGAGCGGCGCAAGACAGCCTTCGGTGATGCAGTGCGCCCCGTCTTCTTGTTCGCTGACCTTGAGCCCCGTTACCGGGTGATCGTCCCGTTCTTCAAGATCGCAGAGAACATCGTCAAGGCCAACTACATGCGCGAGTTCACGGACGCCCTGGACTACGCCATCAAGACAGCGAGGTAAGGCATGGATAAGCGACCTCCGCCGCCGCCCCCGTTCGACCCGCGGGAGCTCATATATCCAATGCCGACCCTTGAGTTCTTCATGGTGCTGGCGGGCCTGATAGGCGCAGGCGTGCTGGTTCTGATGCTCTAGCCCCCCCGTCTTGGGTCCTTCCGGCACCCCGGGCGGCCTCGGGTGATTCGGGCCCCGACCTTTCACTACATACGAACTTTTTCCAGCTGGACCGCTTCCGGTTCCGGGACGCTATTGCATGGCCACTCAAGTCGAAGTCGCAGCGCACCTCGATCTGAGTGACCGGCAGGTCCGCAATCTGCTCACAGACGGCGTTCTGCCTAGCTCTAAGGGCGCAGGCGGATTGGATATTGACGCCTGTCGCTTGGCGTACATCAGGTATTTGCGCGGGATCGGGAATGGCCAAGTCCGACCGGAACCGCCAGCCGATGAAGACGGCGACGACAAAGACACAGCCAAGCGCCTTGAGCAAGAACGCCTGCGACTGACTGCAGCCCAGGCTGAAGGCCAAGAGCTGAAGAACGACATTACCAAGCGCAAGTCGGTGCCTACCGAATTTGCCACGTTCGTGTTGTCGCGCCTGGCCGCTGAAATCGGGTCACTGCTCGACACGCTGCCGCTGACACTAAAACGCCGCCATCCAGACCTAGAGGTCCGGCACATCGAATCGGTCCAGCGCGAGCTGGCCAAGGCACGCAACCGGGCGGCGACCCTTGATGACCGCCTGCCTGGATTGCTGAATGAATATCTCGACACCGCAGATCAATGAGCTGGCCGGGGCCGTGCGCCTCGGTCTGGTTCCGCTGTCTCGCCCGGTGCCGATGACGCCCGTTGAGTGGGCGGATGAAAACTTCTACCTGTCCAGCGAATCGTCCTACCAGGAAGGCCGCTGGGAGACGCTGCCGTTTCAGGTTGCCATCCTTAACGCGATGGGCAACGACGAGATCCGCACCGTCAACGTGATCAAGTCGGCCCGCGTCGGCTACTCGAAAATGCTGCTCGCTGCGTCGGCCTACCAGATCGAGCACAAGCGCCGGAACATACTGCTGCTGCTGCCCACCGATGGCGCGGCGGCCGGGTTCATGAAGGCCCACGTCGAGACGATGATCCGCGACGTGCCGAGCATCTACGCGCTTGCTCCCTGGTACGGCAAGAAGCACCGCGACAACACGCTGGACACCAAGCGTTTCAGCCACAGCAAGCAGCTCTGGTGCCTTGGTGGCGCAGCGGCGAAGAACTACCGCGAGAAGTCGGTCGACACCATCATCTATGACGAGCTGGCAGCATTCGAGCCGGACGTTGAGAAGGAAGGCAGCCCGACGTTCCTTGGTGACAAGCGGATCGAAGGCTCGACATTCCCGAAGTCGATCAGAGGCAGCACCCCGAAGATCAAAGGAACCTGCCAGATCGAGGCGGCGGCGAGCGAATCGCCCCACCTGTTCCGGCTTCATGTGCCATGCCCGCATTGTCAGGCCGAGCAATACCTGAAGTGGGGCGGCAAAGATTGCGCGTTCGGCATCAAGTGGGACGCGGAGAGCCCAGGCAACGCCTGGTACGTCTGCGAACACAACGCCTGCATGGTCCAGCAGCACGAAATGCAGGATCAGCACGCGAAAGGGCGATGGATCTGCGAGAAAACCGGCATCTGGACCAAGGACGGAATCGATTACTTCGACGCCAGCGGCGACCCGATCCCGACGCCTGACTCCGTGACCTTCCATGTGTGGACGGCCTACAGCCCGTTCACGACCTGGGGCCGCATCGTCCTCGACTTCTACAAGGCGAAGGACGACATCAGCAAGCTCAAGACCTTCACCAACACCACTCTCGGGGAAACCTGGGAAGAGGATCAGGGCGAGAAGGTCGAGTGGGAAACGCTCTACGGTCGCCGCGAAGTCTACCCGCAGGTGCCCAAAGAGGTGCTGGTGCTGGTCGGGGGGATCGATACTCAGGACGACCGCTACGAAGGCCGCGTCTGGGCGTTTGGCCAGGGCGAAGAAGCCTGGCTCGTTGATCGCTGGATTCTAACCGGCGACCCGGCAAGCGATGAGCTGCGCCGCAAGGTCGGCCTCAAGATTCACCAGCTCTATACCCGCGCCGATGGCCTGCAGATGAAGGTTGAGCGCTGGTGCTGGGACTCGGGCGGCCACTACACCGACGAGGTTTACGCCGAGAGCCGCAAGCATGGCGCGACGTGGGTCGTCCCGATCAAGGGCGCCAACGTCTACGGCAAGCCCATCGCCAACTTCCCGCGCACGCGCACCAAGGGATCGCGGGTGTACCTGACCGAAGTCGGCACCGACAACGCCAAGGAACTGATCTACAGCCGCCTCAAGCTGCAGCCGCAGCCGGGCGTCTCGGTTCCTGGCTGCGTCCATCTGCCCGCCAATGACGAGATATGCGACGAGACGGAGCTGAAGCAGCTCACCGCCGAAACCAAGATCCTGAAGATCGACAAGGGTCAGCGGGTGTACCGCTGGGACGCAAAGGGCCGGCGCAACGAAGCGCTCGACTGCTTCGTGTACGCGCTCGCCGCCCTGCGGATCAGTCAGCAACGGTTTGGCTTGGACCTCGACGCACTGGCTGTAGAACCAACCACCAACACAACGTCCGACGAGCGCCCCCGGGTGGCTTCGTCCTACTGGGAGTCGCGCTGATGGCGTACACCATGGAGCAATACACCGCTCTGCAGGCCGCGATTGCCGAGGGCGCGCTGACGGTTCGCTACGCCGACAAGAGCGTTCAGTACCGCAGCCTCGACGAGATGGTTCGCATCCTCAAGCTCATGGCCACTGACCTGGGCCTGAACGCCAACAACGACGGCGGTCGCCGCTACGCCTCCTTCAGCAAGGGCTACTGATATGGGTTTCCTTGACGAACTCCTGCCGGGGAGGGCTTTGCGGCGCGCGGAACTCAAGCTGCAGAAGCGCAAGGCTGAACTCCAGCTCAGCCTGATCGAGCGCGGATTCGATGGCGCCGGCACTGGCTATCGAAACGATGGCTGGCGCAGCACCAATGCCGATGCCAATGCCGAGAACGCGCCGGCCCTGGCCCGTATGCGCAACCGGGCGCGGGATCTGCGGCGGAACAACCCCTATGCCGAGCGGGCAATCACTGGCATCGCTGACAACGTGGTCGGTGCTGGGATCGTTCCTCGGCCTGTCGCCAAGAGCGAGCGGGCCAACAAGCGCCTGGGCGAGCTGTGGAACGCCTGGGCCGAGACGCCCGCTTGCGATGCGGACGGGCTCGAAAGCCTCTACGGGCTGCAACACAAGATCGTGGAGGCGGTGGTCGAGGCGGGCGAGTGCTTGGTTCGGCGCCGTCGCCGCTATGCCTCCGATGGCCTGCCGGTCCCGCTGCAAGTTCAGGTGCTCGAGCCCGACTTTCTCGACGAGACCAAAGACGGGCAGAACGGCGGCAACCGGATCATCCAGGGCATTGAGTTCGACCCGCTAGGCCGGCGCGTTGCCTACTGGCTCTACGATCAACACCCGGGCTCGAACAATGCCTGGCTGTCCATGGACTCGAAGCGGGTGCCGGCTGAAGACGTTATTCACGTCTACCTGCCGAAGCGGCCAGGGCAGGCGCGCGGCTATACCTGGCTGGCGCCCGTCATGCAGCGCATGCGCAACTTCGACGAGATGGAAGATGCGGTCATCGAGCAGGCCAAGATTGCTGCCTGCTTCGCCGCTTTCGTCAGCAAAGACGAAGCAGTCGGAGGCGCGACCAAGGCCCCGCCACTGATCGAGCGCATGCAGCCCGCCATCGTGCAGGAGTTGGCTATCGGCGAGTCGATCACCTTCGGCAACCCGCCGACGTTCAACGGCTACCAGCCCTACGCCTGGCAGGCCTTGCACGCCATCGCGGTAGGCCTGGGCGTTCCGTACGAGCTGATCACGGGCGACCTCAAGGGCGTGAACTTCAGCTCTGGCCGCATGGGCTGGCTGCACTTCGCTCGCCGCGTTGACGTGTGGCAATGGCGAATGCTCATCCCGCAGCTCTGCGACGGCGTGTGGCGCTGGTTCATGGAGGCTCAGGCCCTGCTGCCTGGCGCCGTGCTCGAGGATGCCCGCGCCGAGTGGGTGCCGCCACGCCGCGACATGGTGGACCCGAAAGCCGAAACCGAGAACGTCAAGGAGCGCCTGCGCAATGGCCTGATCACCTGGCCCGACGCCCTGCGCGAGCTTGGCGTGACCGACCCCGTGCGGCACGCCGAAGAGATCGCCGGCAACAACAAGTTGCTGGATCAGCTCGGGCTAATCCTCGACTGCGACCCGCGCAAGTCGGCGGCGCCGGGCGCCTCGCAACCCCAACCAACCGAGAGCACCAACGATGACGGAAGCGACGATCAAGACGCTTGAGACGCCGATGCTCAGCCTGCGCGCTGCCGTGCGGCCGGGCTCGGTGGACATCGAGCAGCGCACTGCCGAACTGACTTGGACCACTGGCGCTAAAGGGCGCCGCTGGTCCTGGGATGTCGGCAGTTACATGGAGGAGCTGGAAGTCAGCGAGAAGGCCGTGCGGCTGGAACGACTGAACAACGGCGCGCCTCTGCTCAACGCGCACAGCGCCTATGACCTTGACGACGTGATCGGCGTGGTCGAGCGGGCATGGATTGAAGGCAACGAAGGCAAGGCGATTGTCCGCTTCAGCCAGCGCGAGGAGGCCGATGCCATCTTCCGCGACGTGAAGGACGGCATCTTGCGCAACATCTCGGTCGGCTACGCGGTTCACCGCTACGAAGTCGCCGAGGAGGAAGACGACAAGCTGCCGACCTACATCGCTCGCGATTGGGAGCCGATGGAGCTGTCGCTGGTGCCGATCGGATTCGACGACGGCGCCAAGATCCGCAGCGCCAAGACCCCGGCCGATTACCCCGGCCAGCGCTTCAACACGCAATTCGAAATCCGGGAGGCCACCGAGCCGACCGAAACCCCGGCCGCCGTGGCCATTGAAACCCAAGAGGAACCCACAATGACCGAAGAAGAAAAGCGCGCGGCCGATGAGCTGATTCGTCGCGAAGCTGCCGAGGCGGAGCGCAAGCGCTGCCTCACCATCCGATCCATGGCTCGCAAGGTTGGCCTGGACGAGGCTGTCGCTGAAG